AGCATTTGCATTGTATGCCATATTTAATATCTTCCTTTTCTGCCAAAATATCTATGCCATCATCACTACTGCCTTGTGTAACTACCACATTGGAAAAACCATTTTGTTTTAATAAATCTGCACAAAAATATTCAAATTCATGTCCATCCATTAAATCAAAGTCTTTATTAGTATGGTCATTAGCAGAAGTGTGTGAGGTAATGATATCATTCAAAGAAACATTATTATTTATATTCGAAATTATCAAATTAAATTTCTGCAAATCAATTAAAACATTTCTAGGTTTATTTATTTCTTCTGGTCCAACAACTCCAAGTTGATATAGCTGATCCATTATATGTGACGCTTGATTAAAGCCAATCCTTAATTCGCGTTGTATCATAGATATAGAACCTTTATTATTAATGATGCAAAGCTTCCCAGCTTTTTCAAGTAAGGGATCAATATTTGTATACATTTTCGGAAAATTACTTGAAAAAGAGTTTGTAAAATTATAGTTGTAAGTAATATAATCCCAGATAATATTTTCGTTTACCAACATTTCACGGACATCAGTATTGGAACTGGCAGGAGCTATATAATGTAATTCACACAATCTGTCTAAAATTGATGCTGCTTTACAAGAACCTATCTTATACCTTCGCATTATTATGGGAACTGAGATATATCTAGACTTAGTGATATATGTTGGCGCATGTGGTGGCATTTGCTCTTTTGTTTTTTGCCTTTTATTAAAAAAAAACATAAGTATTTCCCCTTTTATATCATAAATTTATTTATTACTGTTTCTTTTTTTAACGAACTCAGCAAACTGTCGTATTTCTTCTAATTCGTCCTCGGTAAAATCATCTCCATCAAAATGAGCTGCTAGAGTATCAACTTTATTTAATGAAGAGTTGTGATTATTAATAAGCTTTAAAATATTGTCTTTATTCAATATATTACAGCCTTCAGGTATATTTAAATCAGGATTAAAAATAATTTGAATAATTTCTAAATAAGGAATGTTCGTTTCCTTGGAAACTTCTGCAATTATTTTTTTTAGTTCACTTCCCAACATATCTCCATTTGGAAGGTCGGACCAACCCATTATATAAGAAGGCATAACATTAAAAATTTTAGCCATTTCCTCTATAGTATTTCGTTTAATATTTTCAACTCGTCCATTTTCATATTTAGCAATAGCTGATTTTTTTAATCCAAGTTTATTGGCAAGGTCTTCTTGCGTTAGATGATTGTTTAACCTACATTCTTTTATTCTCTTTGACATTAAACACATATTATGCACCTCCTTAAAGTGTCTTAAATATACTACAATTATTATAAAAATGCAATAAAAATATTAAAAAGTGTCTTAAAAAGATTAAAAAAGCGTTGACAAACCTAAAAACAAATGATAGATTAGTAAGTGTCTTAGGAAGACACAAGAAAGGAGGGACTTAATGAATAAGTACAAATTAGAGTCTGTTATGAAATTAAATAGAGATACGGGACAGACGTTATCAAATTATTTAGGTATAGCTCGTCAAACATTTTCAAATAAACTTAATGAAACTAGAGGAGCTGAATTTACGCAAAGAGAAATTCGTCTAATAAAAGAAAGATATAATTTATCTGCTCACGATATAGACGAAATTTTTTTTAAAACAAAAGTGTCCTAAAAAGACACGAGAAAGGGAGGATTAATGAGGTATTCATTAAAAGAACTACGTGCTAGAAAAGGATTGAATCAGTCAGAAACTGCTGAAAAGCTGGGAGTTTCAACACAAACTTATAATGCGTGGGAAGCAGATTTTGGGATGGTAAAGATACGAAATGCCATAAAAATAGCTAATTTATTTGGAGTAAAGGTTGATGATATTTTTTTCAATATAGAACGTGAAAATAATTCAAGTAAAAACAATGAAAGATAAAAAGAAAGAGGTGAGCCATTGAAAGGAATAGCATCCAATAATAATCATTTTACAGGGAAGAAGTCGTTTCGTACAAAAGCAAAAAGGAAAAGGATAAAAAAGAAGCGATTACACGTTAACAAGTATTCGAAAAGAGGTTAACGCACTAATCGTTCAGGCATTATGGGAATTATAGGAGGTGTGAATATGGGGGAAAGCAATTTACAAAAGAGCAATAGGACAAATTCAAATAAACATATCTTATTAAAAAGAACAGAAGGAGGTTAGGGGATGGTAGTAGAGGAATTTAATATCGGAAGAACACAAATAATCATTCATGATGATTGCATAGTGTCTAACGAAAAAGCAGAAGAAATTTTAAAGAGATTAGGGAATACTTTCCATAATTATAATCTACGCAAAAGAGAAAGGGGTGATTGAATTGGTGGGAGCAATTAACAGCTTAAGAAACTTAAGGCAGACCTGCATTAAGTATTCAGGAAGTTGTAAGAGCTGTCCCTTGGGCAGACAGATGAACATTAATAACACTTTGTGTCCGCATCTGACTAAGCCAAATAGTTGGACGGATGAAAAGACTACCGAAATGGTAAGAAAGATTGGAGGATAAGGATGATTATTGTAGACAAAAACAAGGCAACAATGGCAGGTCCTGATGAATTAATTGAATGTGAGGCAATGATATTTGTGGAGGCTGTAAAGAGGCATTTTATAAAAAAGCATGGTGAAAACATAGGAAAGGAAATGTTTGAGATGTTGCTGGAATGTTCTGTGATGTCGGATGAAGAAGCTGAAAAGCGTGCAAGAGAAAACAAAAATAAAATGTCAAGAGAAGAAAATGAAATGTTGAATAAATTCATACATTTAATGTTCAGTTAGGAGAGCTTATGGAAACAAACAAAAGACCTGAAGTAAGAGAAGTAAAAGAAACCAAAAAAGAAGAGCCTGAATATACACCACTACGTTCAAGCTCTTACAAAAATAAACCACTTAAAGATTACCACATTATCGCTGAAAAGTACAGAGTACTTAACGGATTCAAGAACGTGGTAATAGGAGTAATTACAGGAGCAGTGATGTTAGTCAATGGCTGGATTGAGGTAGACAGCAAGGCAGGGCAGTTACTTGTGGCTCTGGGAATGGTAATACTGGTTACATTATTGATGCACTGCACGGATGAAATTCTTAATGAACAGGTTGATTAGAAATGGTTACAAGAAAGAAATTTGCAAGTAAACCTGAATGGCTTCTTGCAAGAAAGGGAAAGATAGGTGGTTCTGATGCAGCAGCAGTGTTGGGACTTAATCCCTACAAGAACAATGTGGAGTTTTGGAATGAAATGGTTGGAATAACCAAGCCAAGAGACATATCAAATGAACCGTATGTAATATATGGAAGCAGGGCAGAGGAACACATAAGAGCAATATTTGCATTGGACCACCCGGAATACAAGGTTGAATACTTTGGTGATAACATGCTTCTCAATGACAAGTATCCGTTTGCTCACGCATCACTTGATGGAGAACTGACAGAACTTGAAACCGGGAGGAAGGGCATATTTGAATGCAAGACCAGTGAGCTTTTTGGTTCAATGCACAAGGAAAAATGGGATGGTGAACACATCCCGGACAATTATTACATACAGGTGCTTCATTACCTGATGGTGACGGAATATGAGTTTGTCGAACTCAGGGCACAGATAAAGAGTGTGTGGAATAAGAGCATAAGACTAATCACAAAGGATTATCACATTGAAAGGGCAGATGTTGAGGAAGACATTGAAATAATAAAAAGGTCAGAAAGGGAGTTCATGGAGCTTGTGAAAAAAAGAAAAAAGCCGGCTCTCATTCTGCCGGAAATTTAAAACAGGAGGAATACCAAAAAGATGGAATTAAAAATTTACAATCCAACAATGGATAATGCACTAAAGCACATTGATTGGAACTTTGAGGAATTAAAAAAAGAAGTTACTGAAAAGGCAAACATGTACAAGTCATTGGTGTACACGGATGAAAACATAAAGGAAGCAAAGGCTGACAGGGCAGCACTTAATAAGTTCAGCAAGGCATTAAATGACGGAAAGAAAGATGTCAAGAAGATGATGCTTGAACCATACAGTGTGTTTGAAGGCCAGGTAAAGGAACTGATTGCAATTGTAGATGAGGCAAATGCCAACATTGACAGTCAGGTAAAGGCTTATGACCAGAAGAAAAGGGAAGAGAAGCTCATAAAGGTTGAGGAGATATATGACAGGACCTTTGCAAGTGCCGAAGAGCTGAAGGAGATACTCACATTCAAACGTGTTTTCAAGGAAAGTTATCTGAATGTGACAACAACATTAAAGTCAATAACCAATGATATGGAGCATATGAGAGACAGTGTAAGACACGACTTGGAAGTCATTAATGCTGAAACCGGTGAATATCAGTTTGAAATGAAAAAGAAATACATTGAAACCCTCAACATTACAGAAGCATTGATGGTTAAACAGACATACGAGGAAAATGCAAGAAGAAAAGCCGAGTATGAGGCAAGAAGAAAGGCAGAACTTGAGGAAAGACAGGCAAGAGAAAAGGCAGAAGCCGAAAAACTTGCAGAGGCAGGAAAGAAGGAACCGGAGCAGAAGCAGGAAAGTGTTTCACAGACTGTTGAGGAAGAGGCACAGGAAGAAAGAACAGAAGAAAATCAGGAAGAGAAGACACACACAATAGTAATCAGGGTGTGTGGAACAGGAAACCAGCTCAATGCATTGGGTGAGTTCCTTACGAAAAACAACATTAAATATGAGCAGATACAGTAGGAGGAAATGAAATGGCAGTATCAAACAGTTTGGCAAAAAGACAAGAAACAAGTTTTACGGCATATTTGAAAAATGATGCGGTAAAGAATCAGATTAATGAGGTTGTTGGTGGAAAGAACGGAAAGAGATTCATCAGTTCAATAGTAAGTGCGGTTGGAAACAATCCAACATTACAGGAATGTCAAAATTCATCAATAGTAAGTGCAGCATTGCTTGGAGAGAGTCTTAATCTATCTCCAAGTCCACAGCTTGGACAGTATTACATGGTTCCGTTCAAGGATAACAAAACAGGAACAAAGGTGGCACAGTTCCAGCTTGGATACAAGGGCTACATTCAGCTGGCAATCAGATCAGGACAGTATAAGAAGTTAAATGTGCTGGCAATTAAGAAAGGTGAGTTAATCAGATTCGATCCACTTAATGAAGACATAGAAGTAAATCTCATTTCAGATGAAAATGAGAGAGAAAAGGCAGAAACAATTGGCTATTATGCAATGTTTGAGTATGTCAATGGATTTAGGAAGGCAATGTACTGGTCAAAGGAAAAGATGAAGGCTCACGCAGTGAAGTATTCACAGGGATATGCATCAGACTTGAAGAAGGGAACGAAGTGGACCTTCTGGAGCAAGGACTTTGACGGAATGGCATACAAGACAATGTTGAGACAAATCATAAGCAAGTGGGGAATAATGAGCATTGACTTACAGACAGCACTTGACAGCGACATGACAGTAATTAATGAGGATGGAACACATACATATGTGGAAAGTCCGGAATTAAATCAGGACGAAACATTTGAGGAAGTTGCAGAGCAGAAAATGGAAGAAGCCGAATCACAGCCGGAACAAAAACAGCAGGCAGTTACAAGAGAAAATCCAAAATCGGATAATTCAAAAAATGAAAGTGAAGGAGACTTCCAAAAGGCATTTTTTAATTATTAAAACAGATATTAAGAAATGAATTAACAGACAGTCATAAATCAAAATATATATCACAAAATTGTAAGACCTGTCACCTTAATGGTGGCAGGCAGAAAGGAGACGTGACAATGAACATTTCAGATTACATCCCTTTCGGAAAGGACAATGCGATTTCAAGAAAAAAGCTAGAGAAGGTGACAGGATTGTCAGACAGAGACATAAGGGAAGAAATTGCAATGGCCAGAAGAAACACGGTAATACTTAATCTATCCAATGGACAAGGGTATTTTCAACCAATAGAGGGCGAGGAAGATGAACTTGTCATTAAGTATTACAAACAGGAAAGCAGCAGATTAAAGAGAATAGGTTGGTCGTTGCTGGCAACAAGGAAAAGAGTAAGGGAGATACAGAATGGCAGTTAATGCAAGGCAGAAGGGGGCAAGGTTTGAAAGACAACTTGCCGGGCATCTAAGGGAATACGGATACAGAACCAGAAGAGGCCAGCAGTATTGTGGGGCAAATGGTGATGCAGACGTTGTGGGACTTCCGGGAATACATATAGAAGCAAAACATCAGGAAAAAATGCACTTGTATGACTGGATGGAGCAGGCAAGAAGAGATTCAAGGCAGGATGAACTTCCGGCAGTGTTTCACAAGAAAAACAATGCAGACATTCTGGTGACAATGACACTTGATGATTGGATGCAGATATATAGGGAATATGAAGCAGGAAACTACATTAAGATGGGAGAAATAAATGGGAAGACCTATAAAGGCAGGACTTAGTTATTTCCCAAAAGATGTTGATTATTATGAAGACTTTAAAATAATGGACCTGATGAATGAATATGGTCCATTAGGTCAAACCATTTACGACATAGTCATTTCGATGGTTTACCGAGAGGGTTACTTTCTTGAGTTTAAAAACTTTGAACAGCTCAAGAAGAACCTTCCGGTTAAAATCATCAAGACAATCGGTAACAGATGGGTTAACAAAAAAGACTTTGTGTTACAAGTTATTCTCTCTTGTGCGGACATAGGTCTGTTTGATCATGACCTCCTGATGCAAGGAGTTATAACCTCTGTTGGAATTCAGCGACGCTACGATACAGTGACTGTTAGGAACAAAGTCCAGAAAACAAGGTACAGGTTGATTGATGAAAAAGGTCAACCCTTATTAAATGAACCATTAAAACCGATAAATGTAACAGAAACAAGTGTAAATGTAACAGAAACCAACATAAATGATACGGAAATACAACAAAAGAAAATAAAAGAAAACAAAAGTAAAGAAAATATAAAGTATTTTTCCAACGAAAACCTTAATGACGTGTTTAGACAATTTCTGGAACTTAGGGAACAAAAGGGAAGACAGATTGTTGGCTATCAGATACAGACATTGATTGAGAGACTTGAACAGGTGGCAGACACAGACGAGGAGAAAATACAGGCAGTCAAGAATGCAATAGCAGGTGATTGGAGTAATTTTTATCCTGTAAAGAAAGAGCAACAAAACAAGAAGACATTTAATGACCAAAGGCAATATGACTATCAGGCATTGGAAAGACAACTGATTGAAAACAGAGACAAGAGGAGGAAACAACAAAATGAAAGTTAAGGACATAGAAATTCGCTTAGAGGAATTGGACAGAATGGAATCGCAGATTTTATTTTCAGTTTCAATCTTATCAGCGGATGATCACGTAAGATTGGCAAGAATCAAGGAAGAGAGAGCAGAGCTTAAGGCGAAGCTGGAGAAAATGAATGAGAAAAAAGACAAGTAAGGAATTTGGCTGTATTTTAACACACGAACAGGAAGAGTTCATAAATGACGGAAGACCAAGAGACAATGCACTAAAGATTTTTAGGGCAAAGGCTTATGGCAATGGAGGAAATAAGGATGGCAAGAATGTCAAAAGAGGAACAGGCAAGACGTGAGGGTATGGCATATGCTCTGAGGTTTGCAAGAGAAAAGGGATTGGATGCCTTGGAAGCAGACCTGAAAATGAGAAATGCCATTGACCTACCTTTAAGGGTATCAAAGGCAGACTTAGACAAATTCAGTGACAATGTTAAGTACAACACAGTACTGTATGTAAAAATCCTAATGGCTGTAACAATGCATGATGAATTTGGTTTTGGCAACAAAAGAATAAAGCAGATGTTTGAGAGATTCGACAACAAGGCTGAATGCATTGCAGAGGATTACAGCACATGGGAAGAGCAGATAAGCATAATTGCAGAAGAATGTGGAATAGACATGGACAGCGAAAGAAGAGACTTAAGAACAGTGATTAAATAAAAAAATCGAAAGGAGAAGAGTTGTGCGCACATAAAAGAATTCTTACTCCAGGAAGAAATGGAAGGACAATTTGAATTTTTAATAGAAAACAATGAATATGTAACAAATGATGCTCCCAATTTTGTAAAGAATGCATGGAAGAAAGCAAAGCAAGACAAAAAAAGAGAATTTACGGAGAAACAGAATCTTGCATATGAGGACAAGTTATCAAGACAAAAAGGTATAGCATGGGAGTTTTATGATGAAATGCATGAACGTGGACTTAATGCGCATGTATCTGTTGGTGGTTTAGATAGTATTACGCTATACATATGGCTTAAAAGCATAGGAATAAATGTACCGGGAATATCTGTATCGGGAGTTGAAGATAAAAGTATTCAAAAAGTACACAAAGCATTAGGTATAGAAATTGTTAAATCATACAAGACAAAGGTTGATGTATTAAACAATATTGGTTTTCCAGTAATAAGTAAGCGTATTGCAGGAAAAATACAGTTACTTCAAAATCCTACAGATAAGAATAAGACTGTAAGACATGCAATTATAACAGGAGAATGTGGAGAGTTAGGACATTTTGCAAAGAATAGCAGAATGAAGTTGCCACAAAAATGGCTGAATTTGTTTGGTGGTTATGAAAACGAGAATGAAGGAGTTAATTATAATAAGCCTGATTTTAAAGTGTCAAATGATTGTTGCTATTACTTAAAAGAAAAGCCCTGTAATGATTGGGCAAAAGAACATAATTCACATGCATACCTTGGAATGATGGCGTCAGAAGGTGGTCAGAGAGAAGAAGCTCTCGTTGAACATGGGTGTAATTACTACGGAAAAACAACAATCAGGTCAGCACCATTTGCAATCTTTTTAAGGCAAGACATATTGAAGTTAGCCTTAGAAATGAATCAATGGTATTTAGAGCATATAGACATTTTTGAACAATTATATATGCAACAACCTTATAGCAGAAATAAGGAAGGAAAGATAATTCCATATGAACCACTTAAAACAATCATTCCAGAAATATATGGTGTGATTGAAAAAGAACCAGATGGAACACTAAGAACAACAAAAGCTCAAAGAACCGGATGCTCAATGTGTGGATTTGGAATACATCTTGAAAAAAGACCACACAGATTCGATAGATTGAGAGAAGAAAATCCTAAAGAATGGGAGTTTTGGATGTACAAATGTTGCGAAGATAAAGCTACAGGAGAAAAATACGGATGGGGCAAAGTTTTGGATTATATAGGAGTTGAATGGAAAGATATTCCAGCAAAGCAGATGACAATAGAGGATTTAAAAAAATGTTAAGAAATGTTAAGGAGTGAGAGAAATGTTAAATATTGAAAAGTATAAAGAAGAATTGGAGAATATTGGAGTGATTAACCCTAATGGACTGGCAGTTATAGATGGAAAGCCATGTATGCGTGGTCAGATGGAACTACTTCCTTCACAACTACGATAGCTGGTGCAGTAGATTGGGAATATGCAAAACTAGCAGAAAGTGAGGAGTAAATGGAAGATAGATATTTATTTAAAGCAAAGAGAGTAGATAACGGAGAATGGGTTATTGGATTTTATGTGCGGGTTAATGAAAGCGATTTTATATATACAGGGCAGTTAATACATGGCGGACTATATACTGTTTCTGAAAGCTTTAAAGTAGACCCATCTACTATCTGCCAATGCACGGGCTTAAAAGACAAGAACGGCAATCTGATTTGGGAGAATGATATTGTGTGTCATGCCTATACAAAATATCAGAAAGAAAATACAGATTATCCGCCATTTTGTCGTGTAGAAAAAAGAAAGAATTATGTAATTAAATGGGATAACACAATGGTGCATTTAGGATTTCGGTATCATAATGGTAGAAATATTTTCCCTTTTAAGAACGGAACTGTAATCAACGGAGATGACGAAGTTATCGGAAATGTATTTGACAATCCAGAGTTATTAGAAAGCGAGGAAGCAGGAAGATGAATATTGATTTAAGTAAATACAAAGTGATTTATAACGAGAGAGTGTTAAGAGCGTTAGCAATAGTAGAAATATACTATGGAGAAGAAAGGAATTGTGAAACTAAAGAAGTTCACAAGCCGAAATTTATTGGAGTTATGGTAATCAATGAAGATGGAACGATTGAAATAATTAATGATGAGACATGGTGTTTTCAATTTTTGCCAATCATAAATGAATAAAGGAGATAAAGCAGAATGAATATGGATGAAGCAATTAAGCACGCAAAAGAAAAGGCTACAGAAAAATATAATGAAGCAATGTTATGTCACGCAAATCCTGATGATGGGGAACTTGATGGTTGTATTGAATGTGCAAGAGAACACGAACAACTTGCTGAATGGCTTATACAGTTAAAAAAATATCAGCAGTTAGAAGAACAGGGTAGGCTTATTAAATTGCCATGTAAAGTTGGAGATACAGTTTGGGTTGTCACTTCACCATTCAATGTATTTGATGATGCTGAATATGATGAAAATATAAAAGATGAAGTATATGAAGGATATGAAGGATATGTTTCTAGTATAACATTTTATAACGACAGTAACCAATATAGAATTTATGCTAAAGAAACAAATCGTTTTATTGGGGCATATTTGAGAGAATGCGATTTTAGGAAAACAGTATTCCTCACAAAATCCGAAGCAGAAGCAAAACTGGAAGAATTGAGAGGAAATAATGAGTAAAAAGATAGTACATACTTGCTATGGTTGTTCTTATTATTACAGAGTTAATGGATATGGAAAAATTGAATACTTGAAACCACATTCCTATAAACATTGCGGTATAGAAGATTGGGAGTGTGATTATTTTGCAAATGGTGGTGAGCCTGCAATAAAAACAAAAGAAGTGAAAGGCGGTGGAATAAGTGACGATTGACGAACAACAGAGTTTAACTGAATTAAAAAAGTTAAGAGCAGAAAAGGAATGCAAAAACGTAGCAGAGAGGTATGCAGACTGTGACGAATTTGTTTGTTCAAAATGTGGTATTCATTTAATGGAGTGGGTGGAAGTAAGTATTGATGAAGATTATGATGATGAAATACATTCAGAGTGTGTATTTAAGTATTGTCCTAATTGCGGGGCAAAGATAAAGGCAGGTGATTAGATGGCAATTATTAATACAATAGCTATTATTATGGTAATTGGAGCAGTGTTCGTCTTGTGGGCGATATGCAAGTTGCAGGATAAGGATTAGAAACAAAGGTACATTGACAATTGAATATTGGTAGTTTATATCTGCAAAAATTGCGCCAAAATCCTTTCTGATAAAATGATGTTATACAATAAATGTATAAAACTAAAGAAAGGAGACAAACACCATGAATATTGTAGAAGCTAAAAAGTTATTAGATGATGCAGTGAAAAATGAGCATATTGTTATTTTCAGGTTAAGAAATTCTTCTGGAAAAAATTTAGATGTTTCATTTAATGGAAAAATAACACAGGTGCAGGTTAGTGAAAATAATATAACCATTTACACTACAAATGAAGATGATTTGGTTTCATTTGATTATGATTATATCAATGGAACAAATGGTAAAGGTTATAGTAAAATTAACTTTAACACGAACGATATTTGTTTAAATGTTAACATCAAACACTAAAAATTAGTAAAAAGAGCCAACTACCAGTATTCGGTGGTTGGTTTTTTTATGCAGAAAAATAGAGAAAGGAATGGTAAAGTGACAGAAGTAAATAAAGCTAAAGAGTATCTGCTACAGGTTAGTCGGGCAGAGCACAGAATAAAAAGACTAAAAGAAGAGATTCTGACGTTACAGGAATTAGTTACAAGTACAAGTGCAATCAGCCAAGGGGAAAGGGTAATATCTTCAACGTCACAAGACAAGATGGCAGATACAATTTGTACTATTGAGGAAAAGATAGAAGAATGGAACATAGAGGTTCGCACACTGGTTGAGGTAAGAGCCGAGGTTATGGCAGTAATTTCCAAGGTAAGCAATGAGGTATGCAGAGAAATACTGTATAAGCGATATTGTCAATCTAAAAAATGGGAAGAAATAGCAATAGAAATGGATATGTCATATAGGCACACTACTAGATTGCACGGAATGGGATTACAGGAAATAGAAAAATTAATGAATGTGTCCTTGAATGTCCCTATGAACATAGATTATCATTAGAATGTGATAAATGAGTAAAGCAGAGAAAAAATTTTTGTTTATCTGAATGAAATCCTCTAAAAGTATTTATGGTAAAACGTCTTAAGGCAGTCGATAGGCTGTCTTTTTTCGTGGGGAAATAGGAAGTGAGTTAGTAGGATTATGGAAATAAATTATTTGAATTTGCAAAAGGCAGCATTCGAGGGAGTGGGAGCTTATGATATTCCATTGTTAAGTCCTGAAACATTCACTGATTGTGAATTAATAGGATTTAATCAGGCAAAAACCTGTAAAAAACGTGGAAATAAGGCGGTGCATTTCTTTTTATATGATTACCAGTTTGAAAGAATTTGGAACAGGCCTGATGCATACGTCGATATGCTAAAACAGTTTAAATGTATATTCAGCCCAGACTTTAGTGTGTATTGCGATTATCCAAGAGCATTGCAAATATATAACCATTATAGAAAGCATTGGATAGGTGCATATATGCAGATTAATGGAATCAGTGTAATACCGACAATCGGATGGAGTAATGAAGACAGTTTTGAGTGGTGTTTTGATGGAGAACCAAAAGGTTCAGCGGTTGCAGTTTCAAGTGTTGGAACACAGAAAAATAAGCAGGCAAAGGAATTGTTTATGAATGGGTACAAAGAAATGTTGGAGAGATTAGAACCAACACAAATATTATTTTATGGAAAAGTACCAAGTGAAATAAAAGACGATAGAGTTATTAATATGAGTGCTTTTCAGGAAAGGTTTAGAAAAAAGTAATGGGCGGACGTGGAGCAAGTAGCGGACTAAGTAAAGCAGGAAAAGTATATGGAACAGAATACAATACAATATATCAAGTAGAAAATATAAAATTTATTGTCCAGAATGAGAAAACATCTATTAAAACACCTATGGAAACAATGATAAAAGATAGAATATATGTGACACTAGGAAATGATAATGTTCCTAAATCGATTACATTCTATGACGAAGATGGTAAAAGGAATAAACAAATAGATTTAACACATTTTCATAAGATAAATGATAATCTAGTAATGCCACATACGCATAGAGGATATTGGCATGCAGAAAATGGAACAGTAAAATTATCAACAAAGGAAGAAATGTTAATTGACAAAATATTAAAAAAATGGGAAGATTATAGACGAGGGAAGTAGTTTATGAGTGAGAACAATGGGTGCAATCAAACAATGCACTAGTGCAACAAGACCAGCCAATAGGTTGTGAGTACACAGGTGAGATTGTGACAGAGGAGGCGGTTGAAATCCGTTCGCCCTTATTAATAGAGCTTTTGCAATTTAGCAAGGCTCTATTTTTTATGCACAAAAGTAAGAGAGGTGGTGTTGTGAATAATGAATTAAAAACATATGAGCAGGCAGAAACAGACTATATGAATGGTTTCAAATATAAAGAAATAGCCGAGAAATATAATGTATCAATTAGCACAGTAAAATCTTGGAAGACAAGGTATAACTGGAATCGAAAAGGGCAAAAAAGTACGCGTACAAAAATGGAAAAAGTACGCATACAAAATACTACTTCTTTTGATGAAGTTGAGCAGGTAGTTGAAAACGATAATCTAACGGACGAACAAAGGTTATTTTGCATTTACTATGTTCGTTGTTTTAATGCAACCAAGGCATACATGAAAGCCTATGGTGTTAAATATAATGTTGCAGCAGTTTCAGGTTGCAGATTGTTGCAAAAGGAAAAAATAAGAAAATGCATCACGGAATTAAAACAGAACAGATTGAATAGGGAAATGTTGTCGGAAGAAGACATATTCCAAAAATATATGGATATTGCCTTTGCAGACATAACAGACTATGTAAGTTTTGGAAGAGAAGAAACTGCAATAATGGGACCATTTGGACCTATAAAAGTTAAGGATGAAGAGGGCAATGATATTGAATTAAAACAAAATATAAATGTTGTTAGGTTCAAAAATTCAGATGAAGTAGATGGAACTTTAATATCGGACATAAATTTAAAAAACTCATCCGTAAAATTATTGGACCGAATGAAAGCGCTTGATTGGCTGGCAAATCATATGGATATGGCAACAACAGAGCAGAGAGCAAGAATAGAGCTTTTAAACGTTCAGGTAGACAGAGCAACGGGCAGAGCCAACGAAGATGAAATAAACAGAGTGGATGAATTACTGATGCAGATTAAAAAACAGGCAGGTGACAAAGATGGTTCTAAGTGATAAGCAGATGGAATTTGTAAGGAATGCAAATCACAGATACAACGTAAAGACCGGGGCGACCCGTTCAGGAAAATCTTATATGGATAACTTATATACCATTCCGTCAAGAATAAGGGAAAGAGTTGGCAAGGATGGATTAAATGCAATCATAGGAGTATCAAAGGGAACCATTGAAAGAAATGTTTTGCAACCAATGAGAGAAATATATGGCCCTAACTTGATTGGAGACATAGGTTCAAACAACATTGTTAGTATTTTTGGAGATTATGCCTATTGTCTTGGAGCTGAGAAAGTAAGTCAGGTATCAAAACTTAGAGGTTCATCACTTAAATATGTTTATGGTGATGAAGTTGCAGAGTGGAACAAGGAAGTCTTTGAATTATTAAAGTCACGTCTTGATAAGCCATACAGTTGTTTTGATGGAGCGTGTAACCCGGACAATCCAAGTCATTGGTTTAAGAGATTCCTTGATTCTGATGCAGACATATATTGCCAGCAATACACAATATTTGATAATCCTTTTTTGCCAAAGGAATTTGTTGAAAACCTATGCAATGAGTATAGGGGTACTGTTTATTATGACAGATACATAAGAGGTCTATGGGTGGCAGCAGAAGGAGCAGTATACAAATTGTTTAATGATGCACAGACACAGAATCCTAATCCGTTTAAGGTTTATGAAAAGCCATTGAACATAATGGAAATTAACGTGGGTGTGGATTTTGGTGGAAGTGGTTCAGGACACGCATTTTGCGCCACAGGATATACAAGAGGATATATGGATATTGTTCCATTGGCATCAGAATGGATTGATTGCTCGCAGAATGACATAGATCCTGAAAAGCTTGGAAAGTTGTTTGTTGACTTTTGTTTAAAGGTCTTGAATTTGTATGGACACATAACACACGTGTATTGTGATAGTGCAGAACAGACACTAATAGCAGGATTAAGAAGTACTTCAAGAAAGAATGGATTAGGCTGGCTAAGAATAGAGAACGCAATGAAGATACCAATAAATGACAGAATAAGATTCGTTCAAAGAATGATGGGACAGGGCAGATTCAAGTACATGGGACAGCATTGCAAGTCATTGGAGAATGCACTATGTGGAGCATTGTGGAATCCAAAGAACTTAACATCTGATGAAAGATTGGATGATGGCACAAGTGACATTGATTCGCTTGATGCATTCGAATATACATTTGAAAGGGATATAAGCAGATTTATTAAGTATGAGTAGAGGTGTAAGGTATGAGATATTCAAACATGGTTACCCAAATAGGGAAAGTATTAAATAAACATTCTGATAATCCTGTAGATTTGTCATATCTTACAGTAATGTCAGGACACATAGAATTATGGAATGCAATGTACAAAGGCAAGGCACCCTGGATAAAGGGAGAAACAGAAAGCTGCAATCTTCCTGCAAGCATATCACAGGAGATTGCAAGACTTGTAACCCTTGAACTTAAGAGTGAATGTACCGGAAGTGAAAGAGCAGAATACATAGAGCCATATTATAAAAAGGTTCTGGAAAGTCTTAGAAGGTATGTTGAATATGGATGTGCAAAAGGCAGTCTTGTATTTAAGCCATACATAACAAGTAATGGTATTGCAGTCCAATACATACAGGCAGATTGTTTCTTCCCGGTGTCATTTGATGATTCAGGAAATGTAACAGATTGCATTTTTACAGAACAGTTTAGAAAAAACAAAAAAATATATACAAGATTAGAAAGAAACACCATAGAGAATGATGAATTGACCATAACTAACCTGGTTTTTGTTAGCACTAACCCGGAAGTATTGGGGACTGAGGTGCCAATAAGTTATGTGGATAAGTGGAACATGCTTGAAAGTGAACTTAAGTTTAAGAATGTTGACAAATTACCAATAGGATTTTTTAAAGTTCCACTGGCAAACATAATTGATTCAACATCACCCATAGGTGTTTCTGTTTATTCTAAGGCAGTTGATTCAATCAAGATCGCAGATGAAAGATATTCGCAGATTGATTGGGAGTATGTATCAAAGGAAGCTGCAATACATATTGCTGAAAGCTTGTTAAAACGTAATGAGAATACAGACAAGTTTGAATATCCGGGAGGAAAGGACAGATTATACAGAACTCTTGATTACAGTTCAGGAGCAGTAGACAAGCCATTCATAGACACGTACTCACCTGACATTAGGGACCAGAGTTTATATAACGGATTTAACAATCAGCTTAAGAGAGTTGAGTTTGATTGTAACCTTGCATATGGAACTATTTCTGATCCAAACAATGTTGATAAGACAGCAGAGGAAATAAAAACCAGTAAGCAACGTTCTTATTCAATGGTGTCTGATACACAGAATGCCTTACAAAATGCATTAGAGGACCTTATAAAAGCTATGGACTTTTGGACAAGCATTTATGGATTGGCACCGGAAGGAGAGATAAATACTTCATTTGAATGGGATGATAGCATAGTTGTTGATTCAGAAAAGGCACGTCAGACCGACAGAGCAGATGTTGCAATGGGAGCAATGACATTGGTTGAGTACCGAATGAAATGGTATGGAGAAACAGAAGAGATTGCAATACAGAAACTGGCAGGACAGCCGGATGATACATCAGGAGATGATGAATAGTGTACAAGTCAGATGAATTAGAGTTATTTCCAAAGAACATTGAAGAAATATATGCAGGCTTGGAAAATGACATCATGAATGACATTATCAGAAGAATTGCAGAGACCGGTGAGATTACAAGGACAGCAGATTGGCAATTAAATAGGCTGTACAATATGGGAGCTGACAAGACTGACATAAAGAAACACATTCAGGAAGCCTTGAATTTAAGTGATACAGAAATAGAACAATTATATTCTGATACCTTAAAGGAAGGATATTTAAGAGATGAATCATTATATAGGGCAGTAGGTCAGGAATTTATACCATTTGAGGAAAACATGGCATTGCAGCAGTTAATAGAAGCAACCAAGCAACAAACAGCAAAACAGTTGAAAAACATCACAAGGACAATGGGATTTGCTGTCAAACAACCAAATGGCAGAAAAACATTTAAAACAGTTGATGATTATTTTAAGGATACAATGGACAATGCATTTATGCACGTGCTTAACGGAACGTTTGACTATAACAGCATTATCAGAAAAGTTACTGATGAAATGACAAGGAGTGGAGTAAGAAGCATTAATTATGATTCAGGAATATCCACAAGAATAGATGTTGCTGCAAGAAGAGCAATACTTACAGGTGTCAATCAGGTAACAAGTAAAATAAATTCTGACAACATGCAGAAACTTGATACTGAGTTCGTTGAAACAAGCTGGCATTCAACTGCAAGACCTACACATCAGGTATGGCAGGGAAGAGTATTCTATTGGGACAGAGCAAACCCAAATGCAGAGAAAATAGAAGCAGGAGTACTTTATAAGTCATTCATAAGAGAAACAGGTTATGGTGAAGTTGATGGCTTGTGTGGAGCAAACTGCCGACACACATTTTATCCGTTCATTCCCGGCATTTCTGTTAGAACATATACAGATGAACAGCTTGAAGAATTAAACAGGCAGGAAAACGAAAAAAAAGAGTACAATGGCAAGGAATACAACAAGTATGAAGCCACCCAATATCAACGCAGACTTGAAACATCAATGAGAAAGTACAGGCAGGATATTAGCTTATTAAAGCAATCAGGTTTAGCAGATGATTCAGACGAGGTAATAGCTGCAAAGTGTAAATATCAGACATTATCAAAGAAATATAGTGATTTCAGCGAAAAAATGGGATTACGTGAACACAGAGACAGAGTTAATGTTGATGGGTTAAAGGATATTGGAAACACCAAAATAAGTAAAGAAAATATGATCGAACAATCATACAAACCTGTTAATTTAGATAAAAGCAACGTATCAGAGATAAACAGGGGACGTATTAATATATCAACTTATAAAGTGCTAACAGCAGAAAATAACATATATGTTTCTAATAATATCAGACTTAAACCAAAGGAACTGCATACCATTGATTTAAGCATATCTGAATCATTGAAAAAGTTAAAAATAAGTGACGTTGATAATTTACCAAGAGTTGTAATAATAAACAGTTCAGAAATGCAAACAGGAGCTTTGGCATCATATAATGCAGTAAAAAATGTACTTTATATTGATAGGACAATAGGAAGCAGATTAAAGTTATTGGAATTGCAAAAAGATGCAGCATGTCCTAAAAATGTATTAAGTACGTATGTACATGAGTATATACACTGGATGGATGCACAATCATATAGGATTGGATATGGAGAAATAATCGACAGTAGTGAATATCTATATTGGATTAGACATAAATCAAAGAAAAAGATTGATAAACTTATTAACAAGGGGTACAATATTAACAGAATTAGTGGTTATGCTTCAGATAACTTTGAGGAAGGAAAGTATGATGAAACATATACAGAATACAGAGTAAAGAAATTACTAGGAGAGTGATTTAAATGAGATTACCAAAAACACCAGAAATGGAAAAGATATGGAATGAAATAGAACCATACTTAAGTTTTTCTAATGAGAAAGGATATGAAGTAATTGACGGAGCACCAGATGATGTATTTGAGAAATTAGAAAAATATAGACATTTAAGAAAAGAACAATGGGATTTTGCAGAAAGTTTAAATTCCTAAGTACCATCTGGTCATAGGACTAGGTGGTATTTTTATGTTCCAAAGGAGGTATTATGGATAATTTCA